CAGCGAAGGCGACGAGATCCTGAAGTGGAATCGGACGTATGAGCTGGCCGCTTCTGGTCCAAGCGGCGACGTAACAGTTGATGCTGATTTTCTTACAGTATCCAATCTCTACACCACCGAAGTTCAAGCCACGCACGAATCAAGCATCACGGTTGCAAACAGCAACGCAACCCACGATTTCATTTTCAAATTCAACGTAAAATCAGGCAATGGCACTGTTGCACCTTTCGACTCTGACGCCACAAACCTAACAGATGGTACTGGCTACACATGCGGCCCTGGTAAAATTGCCCGTTTTAAGATTGAGACGGTTCGCATCGGTGGAACAGGCGTAAGTAATCAGGTCCACATGGTCCGATGCATAGGCAAAAACTAAAAGGATAAGACGATGGCAGACATCAAAGTAACAGACGTACAGTTTTTGTATGGCGGAAAATTCACCGAATCCGGTTTTGAGACTGACCGCAATGAAATGCGGTTTGGATATTCGGCTATTGCCGATCCTCGGTTCAGGAAATCAAGTACATTGCAACTCCCCCAAGAGAACGAAGATGGCAGCATTGCCGAGGGGGTCATTTCTCTCAGTGATGAGCAGGTTGATGAAATCAAAGCCATCATCGCTAAGGCGCTAGCAGGCATCGACTTCGATCCTGAATTCGGACCGGCTGGTTGAGATGGACACGCAACTCATCGAAGCTGGGGCGTTGTTTGCTGCACTCATGGGTTGCCTCAAGGTAATCGAGAAGCTTGTCGATCAAAAGCTGGCGAAGCCTGCGCCATCTGTTCAGGTTGACCTGAAGCAAGAGGGCTTGGGTGAGATCATCGAGACCCAGAATGCCATAGCTCAAACGCTTGAGCGCTCGAACGATAAGCTTGACGAAATAGACAGACGGACACGAGAAACAGGTTCGGTAATATTCGAGATAAGAGAACGGCAAAGAGTTGAAGTAGCAAAAGCAGAGGCCCGGCGGGAAGCTAGGGCTGAAGCAAGAGAGAGGACAGGGGACCAATGATTAAGGGCAAGACAAACGGGTTGAAGTCGAGTGAGTTCCTGATGACTTTGCTGGGCATGATTGGCGGATGTCTTTGTGCCATCTTCTCCGACTCTCAGTGGGCACAAGTCGGTGGGCCTATCCTTGCTGCTGTTTGCGGGGCCAGCTATTCTCAGTCCAGAGCGACGGTGAAGCGAGCTCTTGCTTCGGCGGAGGCTGTGTCTTCCGTGGGAAAGCCGGCAGAGGATTGATGAATGTCGTCGCGGGGCACCACGCGTCTGGCAGTGCTCTTGACCTCGGCCTACGTGTTCTCGGCGCTTCTGATTCTGAAGTGGGGGCCGAGGCCTTTGCGTCAGTTAGTGGCGAGATTTCTGAAGGACTAAGCGCGTTCATTGATGCGGGCGTAGAACTGAACGAGTCGTTGGATTGGCAGGCAACTGCTGGCTTAAAGTGGAGATGGTGAATGGGGCAAGTGGGTAAATACTTTAAAGCCAAAGAGTTTGAGTGTCCGTGTTGCAAGAAGACAGCACCGAGTCGAAGGCTTGTAGGTATCCTTGATGCAGCCCGAGCTCAGCTGGGACCACTCCGAATCAATAGTGGGTACCGTTGCCCAAAGCATAACGCTGAAGTGGGTGGAAAGAACCAAAGCCTCCACCTGCCCATAGGGGGTCTTGTCTATGCTGCTGACGTTACCTATTCAGATGTGGGGAAACGCCACGGAGAACACATCCTCAAGCTCTACGTGACGCTTGAAGGGATAGCCAGGAGGTACGAGGGCATGGGTTACGGGTTAGGGCTCTATGGAACCTTTGTTCACTTCGATACCCGAGGTGAAGCAGGTAAGCCAATGGCGCGATGGGACAACTATCCATGGCCCCGCTAGCTTACTACTTCATCTGCTCGGGTTACTGGTGCGCTATTGTCTAATCCTCGTAATCGACCTGGTTTTCCCAGTCGAGGTTAAGTCCGCCACCAAGGTCTAGTGCCTGTCCATCCGCTGACGCAAGTCCCTCGTCATCGAGATGGTCCATGGATCTGTCTGTATATTCTTTTCTATGGCTGTAGCGGTAGGCCTTAGCTTTAATTGCCCCAATTCGTGCCGCTCGCTCAAACCGTTCCCCTTCAAGAACCTCATCAACTCCTTGTCTAGACTCTCGATTGATAAGGATTTCTCCAGGGGAATATTTGCCTGTTGGATTGGCTCGCTCTCTAACGATACGGTAGCCGTACCCCTCGAAGAGTACGTCCTTATGGGAGATAGCAAGCTCCTTGCCGAGGACATTCCGTAACGCAGTGCGTTCAAGCTGAACTGCATAAGAGAAAGCACCGCTAGCCAGCATGCCGATAACGAAAAGAAGAATATAGATGAGACCATTGATTGGGTGAAACCACCACATGATTGCGATCTGGAAATAGCCCGGCCCCTTTTCCTCTGTTGCTTCCTGTTCTTCATCCGCCATTTGCCTTTGCCTTTCTTTCTCTATGCTTCTGATACCAAGACTTACAGTTACCATCGGGGTTGAGCTTCTCCTTCCATCGAATTCGATGCCTCCCCGCCCTGCTCTCAGGTATAGCGCTACCAACAGTGAGCTCATGGTTAACCGTTTCGTTGTAACGATCCCACGCCTCTTCCTGCGACTTGCCATACTGCGTTATTGTGATTGTACTGGATTGCGTAACAGGCTCCCCGGCCGGCTTAGCCTCCATCTTCCTCCCGACGTAAGCGAGTTTCCAAGCCTCCATCATAACCCCCCTCAATTGCGCAGCGTAGAATCTCTATAAAGTCATCTAGCCGCATGGTTGCTATTGGTGCCTCTCTGTCCCACTTACAGATGGCGACACATTTCTTATTGCTATTGCTGCTGCTCGCTGCCTCTTCGGCTTGCTCAAGTGCTGCTTTAATGTTGGGTCTCTTGCCCACCTTGCACTCGACCCATAGCGTTGGACAGTCCACGTCTGCTCGGGTGTCTCCCTTAAAACATTGCCCCGAACTCCTGGTTACACCTGGCCCAAAGACTGGCTTAAGTGCATTGGCTACGAATCTTTCGAACCTAGCTCCTTTATCTCTACTGTGTTTCCCCATTTTCTCCTCAACACTTCCTTTTGCTTCTCCCTCGAAATTGGCTTTTGCGAGAGCATCTTCATCCAGATCTTATCACCTGGCATTCTGAACTCTACAGAAAGCCATCCTACATCGTCACTCATCCCCTCACCTCAGACTACCGTGGTTGATTTCAATGAAAGCGCCACCATGGCGGAACCCCTCCCTGATCCTATCAATGACCCTAGCGCCATACCGCTCTTTGAATGCTTGTGCATTCAGGTTCGTGGTGATCACAGTGGGCCTGTAGTTGGAGTAACGCTCATCGATAATCTCATCTAGGCGGCTATTGAAGTGCCCATTCTTGTCCATGTACTCCAGGCCCAGGTCATCTATGACCATGGTTGGAACCTGGATAAGTGGCTCAAACTCGTTGTTGAATCCGCTTATCCGAACAAGACGCGCTGCCGTCCACCATCTCCTAGTCTTAGGAGGACATGAGACCTGTCCCCATGTCTTCTGTGACAGATACCACCCAGCAGCCGTACTCTTCCCACACCCCTTGGGGCCAGCAAGAACAAGACACCAAGCATCTTTAGGAGCCTTTAAGAACTTTGCAGCAGCCTGCATTGCAGGTGTAGCGCTCAGGTCTCCCTTGATTGTTTCAAGTATCCTATTGGGAATAAACTGTTGCTTAAGAGAATCACGAACAGCATGGGCCTGACCCTCCTTGCTTTCTAATTCAATAACTTCCTTGTCTTCATCAGTTAAGCCTATCTCTTTTGCTCGAGCTGCAATTTGCTTAGCCCTTGCCATGTAGGTTGACTCAATCCCCGAAGTCGACATGTCCATCTGAGAACTCCTCACTTCCCCCGTTGTACCCATAAGAGCTGGCCTTCTCTTTCTTCTCGGATTCAGCGTTCCTGGTTAACTGCTTGGGAAGCTCAATGAATCTCTCAAAGTGGCTATCGTTGGAGAATATGTTTTGAATGCTGTGCCGACCACGCTTCTTGTACCAGTCATCGTGATTGTTGCCGACAATTGCCATGCGACACTGCTCTGCTGTGTAGCCCTGGTTAATGCGAGCCTCAATAATCTTCCAGAGCCTATCCCCTGGCTTGATTGTCTTGCCTCTGTTTGGGTGGATTTGGCGGTAGAAGTTAACGACATTCTGCACTTTATCGAGGAGCGCAGCATCAACTTGCTTTACTACTTTTGGCTTCTTTGGCTTTTCACCGCTGATAGCCTCTAAGTCATCCGTAAGTTCTTTGAGTAGTCGTATGATTTTACCCAGCTTACGGCCATCGATTTCAAATGTAGCCATGCGCACCTCGCTCGGTGACCGAGACGGCCCCGCGTGATTGCGAGACCGTCCCGATGCTGGGGTTTTTCAGAAAGGAACATCATCGGCTTCGAACGAGTTTGCCTCAGCCGTAATGTCGATGCCCAAGTCCGTAGCCACCTGCGGGGTGTAATACTTCTTTGGAGTAAGGTGTGTCTTACCTGGCTTATGGTGCAGGTCGAAGCCACCCTTCATGCCAAACCACTGGTCGCTATCCAGCTCGGCCTTTGGGTCAAGCCCAAGGCAGTGGCAGAACTGGACATACTTCCACTTAGCCCGCTCTGTGAGCCAGATAGTGTCATACACCGTAAACTGTATTGTTCCGCTAATAGCCTTAAAGGTCATGTTGATCCCCTCGTTGCCAGACGGCGCAGTGGCATCTTCCACCTTTACAATCTGAAACGAGTAATCACCTGGCTCGTAACCGCCCTTAGTTCCGGCGTGACGAGACTCCTCTTCGGAGGAAATGTTCATGTTGATTTTAGCCATTGAGTCTATCTCCCATTGCTTCCTGGTACGTTGACCAGTTCAGTTCAATCCGCTCAGGCAGTTCATAACCTGCGCGACATCCGGCATCTCTTCCAGGCTCACCCTCGAAGTAGATCCATCGTTGCTTCCCAACCCGCTTAGCCTTACCGGCCTTCATCGCGGTTGCATCCACGACTCGAAAGTCCATGGTGCAGTGTCCAATTTGATCTGCCCAGTCACGCAAGCGTGTCCAAGCATAGCTGGAGACATTGCCCCCAAGCTTCTTAAAGTCATCACCCAGTGTAGACGGTCCCTTTTGGAGACCATCGTGGGAGATGAGAACGATGTTCATATTGCGCCGGTCTCGAATATGGTCGAGAGCATTGAGCAGCTCAGCCATTTTCTCACCAGCCATTATTGGACCCTTGTAGTAACTCATGTACTTGTCATGGTTTCCACGGAATACCGTCTTCAGAACCCAGTCCTGAGAAAGCTTCTCCGCCCTATCAACGGTATCAAGCACAAGCGTTTTGCGATCATGCTCACTGGATGCGATTGTACGGAGACAAGTCATTAGCTCGTCCCATGTCTCGCATGGTGTTTGTGGAATCTTTGGAACGTTAACTCCTGCGCAACCATCTTCTGTTTGAAGGAACAGTGGTGCTGGTGCTTGAGATCCAAAGGTAGTCTTCCCGATTTTGGGTTGACCGTAGATAACTAAACGCGGAGGCGGTAGCCTGAATTTCTCTGATGGCTGACTGATTACAAAGCGATCGCTCATCCTTACTCCTTCTTGCTTAACTCAATGTGAGTTCTTTCTTTTATTTCAAACCTTGGTGACGTTGCTGGATCCTCAATGCCCAGACAGGAATTAACAAATGCACACCCACCGTAGCTTGAGCATCGATGAGTGTTTCTTATTGGCTCGTCCATCACATCTATTCTTTGGGCCAATCTACAGAGCTCACTCATTCGAGACTCTACTTGGCTGTTCATGATCTGGACTGGAAAGCGCATATAACGCTCACCGCTATCTAAGTAGAGCTGCTCAATACGCTCAGCAAACTGGGGAAGTGTTTCCATGTTGTTTGCTTTACGTGTCTCCCAATCCTCCAGGCTTTCATCCTTGCGACGCTTTAAGCCTTTCTTGACTTGGCCTGGCTTCATTCTTGGGGATGTAACAACAACGTCGTACATGACCGAAACAGGAGAATTGAATTTCTGCTGAAGGTAAGACACGTAGATTGCTAGCTGATTATTCATCGGAAGCAGTCTGTAGTAGAGGGATGATGGATCCATAGCATCCTTGTTGGAGACATTCTTATGCTCCCAAAGGATAATCTCACCAGTCACATTGTCCTTAACTACAGCATCCATCTTCCCAACGAATCTGGTGCCAACACCATCTATGACGTAATCAAAGGCAAACTCTTCCTCAATGCCAAGAACCTCGTATCGCTTCTCTGCAAAGAGCTGTGCGTCTGCGTCTTCCCATTGAGCATAGTAGCCTTTGATGTATGCTCTATTGCGAATATTGAAGAGAGGGTCTTCATCGAATCCCTCCTCTGCTGCTTCGCCTTCCATAGCCTCAATGGCTTTTTCCAGAGAGTGTCCTCGCATGTAAGACTCTTCACCTACATGCATGATTGTCCCGGTACTAAGACCAACACTTTTCCAGACTTCTCTAAAGTTCTTATCGTACTGCCAGTAGTACAGTTGTTCACACTGTTGTGCGGTAGTGAGCGAAGTTGCGGACATTTGAGTCCCTACGCTAGTGAGCCGTGTCATCCCTCATAGTCTCCTTGGCTTTCTCGGTTTTCTCCCACTTCTCATATGCTTCATCATGAAGCGCATCGATCACCTGGGGTGGTTCTTGATCGGGGTAGCGAATCGCTAGTGCATCTAACAGCAGTGCTGTTATTTCCAGGAACTGAACGAGTCGGTTTTCTTTCCCCACTGTTCCATGGAGCATTCCCAATACGTTGTTCATCTCTTTGTGCATCTGTCTTATGTTCAAGGCAGTTCTCCTCATAGGTTGGTTGTGCCCATCGTACATCCTCTGGGAATGTGTCGGTGCTAGCTGGCCTGTTGCAGGTCAGTCTGTTCTTGTTTGTCAGTATATCCTCCTTCCTTGGGACGCGTAAAGTCTTCGACCCAAAAGTATTGGTCAGGATCGGGACACTTCAGGAGACCTTGTTGCACCTTCAGGTCCTTAATCCTTTTGTTTAAGATATAGAAGATTCGAGCATAGAGCTGGATGTCTTCGGCGATTGGTAGAACTTGAGGAGAGTCCATTCGTCTCCCAATATGACTAGCTGCTGCGCCTAGCTGTGAGCGCACAAAGTAAACGTTGTCCTCCCACTCTTCGATGGAGTTGGTGCAGTAGTGCCACGTATTCTCCGAGCCCTTCCAGTGAGTCCTCTTCAACGCATTGAGTCGGTACCTGAGCAGTGTGCCCGAGTCTGCTTCCCATGAGTTGAAGTATGAAAACCGGTAGCAACCTTTGCCGAATAGGCCAGGTGGCATGTACTGCTTGAAGATAACTGGACCATTGTGAGCCAGCCATCCCTGAACTCCCTGCCATGTAGGCCATCGCTCTGGGGAATGGGCTGTGTTCTCAATGTGCTTTAGGCACCAGTCCACGTTATTGAATGGACCAATCCCTCCCCTGCCTACACCGGCAAACCTTTCCCCCATCTCAGAGTCATAGATCTGAATGTAGTGCTGGTCTCCGAACTCCTCGTCATAGAACTCTGTATCAGCATGGAGGGGGATGTAGGTCCCCCACTTATCTCGGACGATAGAGTGGTAGATACTGTTTCTAACTGCAGGCATGAGTACTCCTCGATAGTTACGAGTGTGAGCAATTTACTTGTTAGGGTTGTGTGCTATCTCATCCAGCTCTACTTGGGTCTGGTCATTGATACAGGTCTTCCCGATACCAGGGTGACCGTAGACTGCTGGGACCTGGTAGTCCTCACAGCCCTCAACGGGTAAAGGACTCATCACCACGGGCGAAAGAGAATCAACCTGGCGGACGAGCATACCTGCCTCCATCAAAGCGACGGCTGGTTTTCGCATGTTCATGTATGAGCGGTCGGTAACCCGGAACATCTGCAATGGTCTGCCCTCTGACCATAGCTCCAGTATGTGAAGAGGCTCACCTCTGGCATCCTCGACCACGATCTCGAGAACCCAGTGTGGTTCACAATCCTCTGATTCAACCTTGCGCTGACCCAGCTTGACAAGGTGACCCGCGTTAAGAATCTGTGTCTGAACTGTCATTGTTTACTCCATCTGAAAGGTTAATGAGCCCATTAAGAATGGACATCTTCTTTACGTCTTCAACCCGGATGCTTTGAAGGTCGGTGGTACCTATGGCCAGTGGTCTGAAGGCCCCTTCGTTGAAAAGGAACTGCATCAAGTAGAACAAGAACGACGGGTTGAACTTCTCGTTCGCCTTGATGCCTATGTGCTCAGGGCTGTACTCCCGAGTAGGCTCACCGACTTTGTTAATGCCACCCTTCCGGACCAGCCAGAAGTCAGCTCCTCTGAAGGATGTCTTGACCCTAGCAGCATGCTTCAGCTTGCCGTTGAAGTAGTTCCCGTTAGGGTCTTGACCGTTGGTCGTTGCATATCTACGCATTACAATCCTCGCATTCCTTCTCATAGAGATTGATGACTTGTTCACAGGACGGACATGGCTGGTGGCTTAACCGCCACTCGTAAACCTTGTCCTCGAAATTAGGGGCTAGACCACAGATGGCAGCAAGCACTGCCTCGTATGCAATGGTGTTTGAAATTCCGCCCTTAGTGGGAGACTTCTGAAACTTGAAAGTCTCGCCATTCATAATGCGGGTCTTGAGTTTCTGGATAGATCTGGCTGTTATCTTAACAACGACAGACGTGCTGCCGCGTCGAATAAAGTAGTTGCCGTCTTCATCAATCTCAATGCACTCGTACTCAGATCCCCCTCGGGATGTAATGATGTCACCTACTTGAACCATGGTGCACCTCCTTTCACACAGGAAAAGGCGCCGCAGGCCAAACGTCGACCTGGGCGCCGGGAGGGACAACCGATTAGCTTATTCGTCTAAGCCTTGCATTGAGTCCTTGGAGCTCACCATTGATTTCATCTACCTCTGAGCACAAGTCTAGGTAGTCTTCACCCTTCGCCTTAGCCACGGCGACGATGCCTGAGTAGAACTCACGACGCTCTCGCAGGTTGGCAATCTCCAGTTGGAGTGACACCTTTTCAGAACGCTGTCTTAGGATTCCTCCGGCCTCTGCTGAGGATAACGATGCAGTATTCTTTGCTCTTCTAGCCATGATCTAGTCTTCTTTCTTTTGATAAGCTTCAGTGCAGTAATTGAAAGGAAGGAGCTGACCCAACAAAGGGCCAGCACCATGAACGGTAGCAGGAAAAACTCAATCATCAGTGACTGCCTCGATGTCGACGCAATCAAGATCAGTGATGTCCTCATCAAGGAAGTGAACATGTGTGTCACTGTAGTGTTTTGAAATCAGGAAAATCAATTCCTCGACAGGGATATCGAGAGAGGCAGCTCGCTCAATAACTTTGTCTAAATCATCTCGCGTCATGCCCACCTGCTTATCAAGCGTCTCCTTGGCGTAATCTGCAAGACCGGAATTCGCGATAGTTTTAACGATCAAATTCTTGTAATCCATACTGTCCCCATAGTTTTAAGGTTGAAGAGTGAGGTGGTATTCTTCCTGGTCTAACGACGCCAGTTGGCCCCCACCTCAGAGGGCTAGTTTTTTACCCTGGTATTCTTTCCAGAAGCTCGAGCTTATTCACCGGATACAGAGGCCATCCCTTTGACGGCATAGCCAACGCTGAGGTCCAGACTCTCAATGTTACCATCCCAGTCCTTTGGCAGTGGAACAAAGTCTCGTCCGGGATAGAGCGTCCACACCATAACCTCACCGTGGATGGTCTTGCGCTTGGTTGGATCATCGGGGTCTTGAGTCGAGGCAGGTCCGACGATAAGGCAGGCTTGCGTTGGGATCTTGCGCTCAATCTTGTCACTGACGAGCTCTTTGGTTCGAGCACCAGTGTCTAGATGCTGAGCCGTGAGAGACTGCATGTCACTTGGGTCCATGTCTGCGCTGGAAGCAACGCACTCTCTTGCATCGGGGAACATCTCGGCGACACCTTCTGCATCAAGGTAGAAGTAGTGGCACGATTCAAGATGGACGGACCCTTGGTACTGGCTGCGTGGGAGCTTCTTCCACTTGTCTGAAACAAGGTCAGCAACCTTAAGGTCTCGTCCCCATTTGGATCCACGCTCGCGATTGAAAAGGCTGTCGAGGTGATTGGGGTCATACTTGATTGTACTCTGTACTGCGATCACAAGAATTTCTGAAGTGGTAAGTGTTGTTGTCATAAGTGACTCCTGTGTGTGGCGATACTACGCCTTGTTAGAAAGAACTCTAAGTGAGTTAGAAAAAATTCGAAAGATGCACTCTACCTAGGATCCTAAGGTCAGCTGCTTGAGGTAGGCTCAGTCCTTTGGAAGTTCTTATGGGTTTCACTGACTGACATCCTCTTCTGTTTGGAAAACCTGGTCCCATGATAGAGTGCGTCGAAAGTCGGGCCAGGGGGTATCGCGATTTCCCCCGACCCTGTGCCCGTACCAAGGTAGACTGGTTACCCCTTGGGCTAGGGCGATTGTTTTGTATTAGTCATCGAGAGAGAAGAATTTTCTCCTGGTTGAAATCTGAAATCCGATTTAGCGCGTATATTGATGATGAGACGGAGCGTCCCCGCCTCCCCCTTCTCAGGGGGTGTCACGATTGTCGTGGGTGGATCGTGAGCGCTGCGTTTTTTGTGGTGGGTGGGTGGGGCACAAGTGAGCATATCCGCGCACCCTGTTGGGCACGGGATGTTTGCTGCATGGGAGCCCCGTGAGCGATCAAAAAAAGCGATGCCCGGCACCACCGTGTTGTTGGTGGCACCGGGCAGTTAGTGGTTTACGCTTATAGGGCGCCGCCGGTGTATGCTGCCTGGATGTCGGCTACCAGGTCGGCCTTTGCCGTGCGTGGCTTGAATGCCTGCGTGGGCACCATGTAACCGCATTCGTGAAGGTTCTTCGCAATTGCGATGAGTGCCTGCTTGTTCTCCTTAGTGAGGAGTTCCGACGTAAACTTCTCAGGGGAACGTTCCAGCTTGGCCGAGCGCGCCAGTGCCTGAGCACCCGCCCTTCGCTTCTGCATCTCCCCCAGGTGACGCGCCATCTCACCGGCTGCCTTGACGTTGTCGAACCCTTCGAACTCGGTAGGTTCTGAGAGTTGCTCGTCGGAACGGTCAACCAGGTTCGGTGCAATGGATGTCAGGGCCACGATAGCCGCTGCTTCCGAGATGCCACCGGCCATCATTTCGCCCACCTTGACTTTGAAGGCAGTGTCCTTGTCGTCCGTTCCGCCGACGTATTCAACCGTTGCATCGGCATCCTTGGCAGTGAACTCCATCTGTAGCCGAGCTTCCTTGAGGGTAGCCAGGACTGTGATCCAGTGGGCCTCGGTGACGCTCTTGTAGTCGAGATTCACCCAAACTCCGCCTTGAGGGAACTCAGGAGTCACTTTCTTTGGCTTGGTGATGGTCTTGGTGTCGGGCAGGCTCATCAGGTGCTCCTCTACCGCATTGACTGCTGACTTGGCTCGATCCACCGGTGCTCGTCCCCCAGGAATTACGCCGACTGATTGCCAGAGCTTCTCCTGGATTTGACTCTTCGCGGCAAAGAAGGCCTTGTTCCACAGTTGTTCGAGGCTCTTGAGGTTCATGGAGATGAGGTTGAGCTTCTGGAGGTAACCGGCTGCTGTCATGTCCACCTGAGTAGCGGGCATGTTGGCGTAATCACCCGACCCGGTCATCGCCTTGCTGTACTCGTTCTCCAGGTTTAGCTTGGCGGCTTCCAAGACTGGTATGGTGGCGAGGCACTCCGCTGGGACCGTCTTGAGGACGTTCTTGTGCATCTGCTGGAGGTTGAGTGCTACGTGGTGGATCTGCACGGCATTGAGGTCTGAAATTGAGCGGTAGTTCGCCATGGGGTCCGCTGCGAGTTGGGCGGCTGCCGCAGCCTCTTGGGCCTGTCGGATGACGGCTTCGGCGGCTTGCAGCTGAGTTTCGATGGCCAACATGGTGCTGTTAGATGTGATTGGTGAACTTGTCATGATAAAACTCCGTTGACCCGCTAGGGGCCTGAATGTCCATTGATAGGACGTTAGGTTGGTTCGAGCAGTTTATGGTCATGCTCAGGACGCGTTAGGTCTACTTCACGAGGCATGCGGCTGAGCCACCGACGATGGCACGGGCTGCTGCGTCGGGCAACTTGGCTACTGGCTTGAGACGCCACACCTTGAAGCTACCGGGCTTGGTCATTTCGTTGGCCCGCTCGATGAGGTCCTTAGTGCGCCCTTCTTGGCCTGGGGCCGCGATGATGACGCGCAGAACGTCCTTGGTTCTTTTGACTCGACTTGATTGCATGACCAGGCCGGCGTTGCCCCCACTGAGTGGCTTGGTACAGGGCGAGATGCTGTGGTAGCGGTCTGCGTTGCTGAATGCCCAGTCATGAGCCGCACGGTCTGCCTTGGTCTGGTTGGAGGAGATGAGGTAGATGCGTGCTTCTGGGTACTTCGCCTTGATGGAGTTGAGGGCCTGTGTCATTGGCTCGCCTGAGTCTCCGGTGGTGATGATGATGAGCTGCTTTGGTGATGTTGTCTGCTTGGTCACGATGGACTCCTGTGTTGAATTAAGTAAGGGCGTAGAAATCCAGACGGAGGAGGACGGTCAAGGATTGTAAACCAGACGCAAGAATCGATGCGAAAGTCCGGTACTCCGTACTTTTGTGTCTATTCGTAGGGGCTGGCGGGCGTACTCGTCCGTCCTTGAGCGCCCGACGACGGTTGGTACCGTTACGTTGGCTTAATTCGAGAGAGAGATAGATATAGCACAGGAGTGTAGGACTAGACCTTCCTGTCACAACCCTACGTCCGATTCCGAGGTGATGCTCTGAGTCGGTAGCGAATCTAGGGCCACTCGTAAGCCGGAGGCGTCGTTAGTGGCTCTGATTCTAGCGGGTCATTCAGCTTGATAGCATCCCGGAGAGACACATGTAGCTGCCCATGGACTCGTAAGCCTGTACTCAGGCGTCGTTAGTCCATTGAGCGGGCCTATCGACTAGTGCTCTAGGTATCAGCGAAGAGTGTCGCCAAGGTTCTCGGACTTGCGGTGGAGAGAACGTGTGACCGAGCGCAGGACTCGTAAGCTGTCGCGGACATGGTACTCCATGGCTGCGGGAGTGTCGGTAGTCCTGCACGAGAGTTGCGGGTTCTCTAGGGGGGTGGGGCGTGAGGTATTACGTGCTAACGAGTGCTGTTTTGGGCTCGTCGGTGCACGGTTTGGTACCAGGAAGGAGCGATAGGGTACACTTTTTGTACTAGATCTGTACATGTGAGCTACGTGATTCCAGTGAGTTAGGTGGTGTAAGGGTGTATTATACCGGTGGTGTGTTAGAAACCGTAGCGTGCCGAGTGTATGGTGAGAGTGATAGCTGACGGTGGGCTGGTGTGAGATAGTGCTTTTCTTACGCCTGTGGCTCATATCTCGATGGGGGTACCCCCTCTTTGAATTCTAGTCCAGGCAAGCCAAACACCCTCCATGAATTTTTCCCCGTTTTCAGTGTAGCGCAGTGCGTTATCAGCAGATCCCTATTGAAGCACCCCCCCTCGGATTAATCTAGAAAAAGCCCGCAAGGTTGGTTACTTGTATTGTGCATCAACGGGAAGCTACGTCCGTTGCCCCTGCCGATATCCAACTTGGGTAAGCCTTGAATGTCTAGATAATCATTGAAAGCCGAAGGGCGACAGGGGTTGCGCGTCCGCCTAAAGGGTGACCGGGGTGGTCACTGGCGTCTACTCCGTAGCTTGTGGGGTCCTTCCATGGTACCGACCTCTTGCTCTCAGTGCAATCGATCGTTTAGACTTTTTACTGTAGCCGGGAGGAAAGAATGTCTGAAGCAACTAAGCGCGCCGCAGGTGCCTACAATGTCCAGGGCCAGAAGGTCAAAGTTCTCTACACTAAAGACAAGCACAAGCTTTGGGCTGACCTCTTCTACATCACCGAGAGCCAGATTTCCGCCCTCAAGGACAAGGTGGACTCTGGTAACGAGCTCGACAACAAAGACTTTCAGAAATTAGACTCCTGTTACTCAGGGATGAAGAAATTACTCGAGATAGAGGCCGTCTTAAAGTCCGACGCAATAGCTTCAATGTCCAATGACGACCTTCTCAAGATTAGCCGCAAGATTATTAGAGAAAGGCCGAAGTTAGATGATTCGGGAAGTTAGACCACTAGACGAAGATTTTGTGTACCACTCATGGCTCCACTCGGTGAAGTGTCCCACACGGGCTGTCACCAAGATGACGCGCTGCCTCATAGATAATGTAATCAAGGAGAAGACTGTCTCCATATGGTGCCCAGACGATGACCCGAACCACATCATCGGATGGATTGCTCATGGGAAGCTCGAAGACACCAACATGCTGCACTACATCTTCGTGAAGAAGAACTTCCGAAGGAATGGTGTTGCCAATGACCTACTGCGTCATGTCTACCCAGATGACTCTCCGATCTTCTGTACTTTCTGGTCGTGGCACATGCAGCAGCTCGACGCTCGTGACAAATGGAACGCCAAGTATATCGGGAGCCTTTTGCCCTCTGTGATTTACACCATCCTTCACCCCGAAGAAGGTGGAGCCGCTTATGCCTCGTAAGAAGAAAGACAGGGCTCTCCCTGAGATGACCCTCACCGATCGAGAGGTTCTTGAGGCAATGGCCGTCAGATTTGGCGGAAAGAAAAAGCCAAACGAGGCTCAACTAAGAAGCAGAAGGAGTAATATCCTTAACTTGCGCAAGATGCTCTTCCGGGAGCAGCTGGATTTTATCGAAGACGACTCCAAGAGAAAGGCGGCTATATGCAGCCGTCGAAGCGGAAAGAGTTACGCTGCTGGTCGTTACCTGGTTCAGGAGGCGATGGAGAGCGATGGATCTACCTGTGTATACATCGCACGAACCCGAGAAGCTGCTAAGCGTATCCTTTGGACATCCCTAAAAGAGCTCAATCAAAAATTCCGCCTTGGGATTAGGTTTAACAACGCCGACCTCATTGCCACGCTTAAGAACACGAGTCAGATTATATTCACGGGCGCTAACGATGCTTCCGATGTGGATAAGCTCCGTGGTGCAGCCTTTTCTCTCGCTGTTCTTGATGAAGCCGCTTTCTTCAATATCGACTTGAAGGAGCTGGTTAACGAAGTATTGACCCCAGCCCTTCTCGATAGGGATGGCTCACTGGTTATGATCTCTACCCCGAACAGCGCATGTTCTGGATTTTTCTACGATATTACTGAAAAAGGGGCTTACAACTTCTCAATTCACAGGTGGACAGTAAAAGACAACCCTCACATGAGACATGCAATGAGGGCTATCCAGCAGGATATCGACAATGGGATCCTCGACCCAAACGACGCTTCCTTCAAACGAGAATACCTGGGACTCTGGGTCCGCGATGATCAAGAGGTCGTCTATTCCTACGCTGATCATAATCTGTTTGAGAAGACCCCCGACAGTAATGACTGGGAATACGTTCTCGGAGTCGACCTTGGTTATCATGACGCTACCGCTTTCGTTGTTGCTGCTTGGTCTCCAGACCACCCACACCTCTATCTTGTCGACGAGTACAAGGAGAGGCAAATGCTCACCTCTGACGTAGAGGACAAAATCAAGAGATTCATGGCTGACTATGACTTCACATCCATTGTCATGGATACCGGGGGTGGTGCGTCTCGAATGGTTCTTGAGACATTCAAGGAAAGAAGCAGGCTGCCGGTAAAACCAGCAAGAAAAACAGGGGATAAAGTTGGTCTCATCAAAATGATGAATTCGGACTTAAAAGGCAGTGTTTTGAAGGTTCGGAGGGGGATGGAGCTGCTTGAGGAGTGGGATAAGTTGCAATTTAACCGGGCAGGAACTGCCGAAGATCGTAGATATGACAACCACTTATCCGATGCCGCCCTCTATGCCTGGGTTGAATGTAGGCACTATTTGTATGAAGCGAAGGTTCCGGGCGTCATTCCGGGCTCTGAGGAGTACTACAAGCAACTTGAAGACAAGATCGAGCAACGACTACTTGATGAACAGCACCAGGAGAGTTACGATAAAGACCTATGGGGGGAAGGTTACAACGAATCAGACCTCTGGATTAATTAGGAGCAGGGAATGACAAAGGTATTTAACGCATCAGTACCAACAACCAAGAAGCTAAAGAGCATGCTTAAGATGCTTCTTGAGTATGGTGTAGTTCGTTACAAGGACGCTGAAGTTGAGATTGAGCTAGGTGGCTCGCCTATGGTGGCGATGGCACAGTCAAAGAAGTTTGATTTTAACGACTATGACCAAGAGTCTGCACCGTTAACCGGTGATGCAACTCAAAATGTTCGCCTCGAACCCGTTGATGATCTAGGTAATAGCGAAGAAGACTATCTTTACTGGAGTGCTGAAGGATGAATAACGGAGTGTTTGACAACAATTTCTGGTGGAAGTCAGAGAGTGAACCTCACTCCGACATCGCTTCATTTGTCAGAACACTCCGAGAAGAGCAGGATCAGTACTACACTGAGACAGCCGTCCACTCGGGACTTTACAACGGTCGTCCGACACACAGTAGGTTTATGTATGGCATGCAGGGATATGCCTCGATGCGTCAGCCCAGACTGACCTTCAATATTATCCACTCCATCTGCCAGGCCGCCACGGCTAAAATCGCCAAACATAGACCAGCCGTAAACTTCCTCACCGAGGGCGGGGCGTTCTCTCAGCAGAGAAAAGCCAAGCAGTTTACCAAACTCATGCAAGGCCTGTTCTATTCCCTGAACATTTACTCAATTGCCCAAAGAGTCTTCTTGGACTGCTGCATCACGGGAACTGGTGTAATGAAGATCTTTGCTGAGCATGGCAAGGTGAAGGTTGAGCGTGTCCCTATCTGGGAGCTTACGCTAGATCCTGTTGAGGCAGAGAACGGGAACATGCCTCGCCAGCTCTTCCAGACTAAGAAAGTCTCAAGACACATGCTTGCGGAAATGTTTCCGGAGAAAAGGCAGCAGATTCTGGACGTGTCCTCTAAGACAGACGAGGGATACGACAACGGTCGAGACTCTGACATGATCGAATGTCACGAGGCATGGCACCTGCCTTCAGGGCCAGAAGCCACTGACGGACGACATGTTATCTGCGTTCATGATGTTACTCTCCTCGATGAAGAGTGGTCGAAAGATCACTTCCCGTTCGCCTTCCTTAAATGGAGCGAGAACCCTATGTCCTTCTGGGGCAATGGTCTCACCAAAGAGGTGAAGGGAATCCAGATTGAAATCAACAAGCTCCTGGCAAGAATCCAAGAGCAGATGCACCTGGCAACCCCGAAGGTCTTCATTGAGGACACCTCGAAGATAGTCCAGACCCATCTTAGCAATAAGGTATGGGGAGCCATCACCTACAGAGGAACGCCACCACAGTTCTTTGTTCCAAGGGCTGTATCGGGTGAGATGTTCTCCCACCTGGACCGACTGGTTGAGAGAGCCTACGAAATGACGGGTATCTCCCAGCTTGCGGCTCAGAGCAAAAAACCCGTTGGTCTAGAATCAGGACGCGCTCTCAGGGAGTTTTCTGACATAGAATCTGAGAGATTTATGGTCGTAGGCCAAGCCTATGAGCGACTGTTTGTCGATGTTGCCGAGCAAGCCATTGAGATGATCAAGGATTTGCACGACGACGGCAATCCGTACACGGTAGCAAGTTTCGACAGAAAAGGCGGCCTAGAGCAGATTGATTGGGATGAGATCGACCTCGATGAGGATCAATACATCATGCAAGTGAAGCCAATCGGCTCACTGCCTCAAACCCCAGCAGCCAAGCTTGCATCGGTAAATGAGATGATGCTTAACGGCATGTTCTCAAAAGAAGAGGCGCACCAGCTCCTCGACTTCCCTGATCTCGAGACAGCCAACAAACTCAAGACGGCCCATATCGAAGTGATTGATTTGGCTATTGAGAGAATGCTTGAGGACGGCGAGTATATTCCGCCCGAACCATACATGGCTCTTGAGTACGGAATCAGTAGAATCCAGCAAGCATACAACCTCGCGATTATTAATGATGAGCCGGAAGATAGGCGGGAATTACTTCGAAGATGGCTCGCGCAAGCCGATTCGATGATGGCGCCGCCACCAGCAATGCCACAAGGACCCGCCCCATCCCCAATGAGCGGGCCAATGGCAGGGCCTCCGCCAGGACCGATGCCGGGACCGATGCCTCCCGGATTGCCACCGGGAATGGCGGGGCCACCTGGGCTTCCCCCCGGACTACCGCCAGGTCCACCAGCACCACCAGAGCCAGGAATAGCAGCCCCATTACCGGGCATAGCATAGGAGCGTTTTAATGAGTGAAGAGCAAGTATCAGAGCCAATGGTTAGTGAGTCATCACCGGAACCTGCCCATGAGGCAGAGCCAAGCCAGCCAGAGTCTTACAACATCTACAGTGAAGAGCCGTCCCCGATAATGGAGCCGACTCAGGCCGAGCCCGTCCAGGAGAGGATGAAGAGCAAGGAGTTTCTTGAGAATGTCCGACGAGACAAGGAGCTCAGGAAGCGTGAGATCGGCTTAAAGGAACAAGAGAATAGTATCCGGGCTCAAAGAGAAGAGTTTGAGAAGTTCCAGGCTGCCAAGAAGCTTATGGAAGAAAATCCTTCTGAATTCTTTAGGTCTCAGGGCATGGATCCGATGGGAGTCTATAAGGACTGGACCCATCGAATGATTCAGGGTGATAACCCAAGCCTCTCTCCAGAGCAGCAGATTGGCAAAAACTCCAAAGAAGTCGAGGCCTTAAAGGCTGAGATTGCTAGAAGAGATCAAGCTGCCCAGGAGAATGCGAAGAAGGCCCAGAGTAATCGGGCGTATCAATCACTCGTTGGCGAGGTTGAGCAGTTTGCAACCAGTAGCGAGGGATTTGAGCACATTAAGGAGTCTTGTAGCGCACAAGACGTAGTTAATGGTATGATTACTTATTACCGCCAAACAGGCGAGCAACTCGAAATAAAAGAAGCATTTGAGAAGATTGAAGCCGGACTCCGGAAGCGTGAAGAGGAGTTTTACCAAGACCCAAAAGTTTTGGCGAGACTCGAAAAGTATTATCCAGGCGCAACGAAAAGAGTGAAGGGATCACAAGCTACACTTTCATCCCGTTGGAGAGAACAAACTACTAGGACTGAGTCCGACGACATGAGCCTTGAGGATCTCAAGGAGATGTATAAGGGCAAACTCTTTACGTAATTATAGGAGGGAGCTATGGCTTCTTTTAATTTGACCAACTTCGATGCGGCCATGAAGCACATGTACCCCATCAAGAAGGTCGAGAATCTTGTTTACAAGAACAATCCTCTGCTTTCGATGATGCCGAAAGTGACCTCATTTGCAGGTCGTAACGTAACCTACGCAGTTGAGTACGGGCAAACACCTGGACGATCTGCCAACTTCCTGACGGCGCAAACAAACCGTGGTGGAACTAAGCTCGAAGACTTCGTTGTCACACGAGTAAAGGACTACGCGGTAGTTAGCCTCGACAACGAAACCCTGCTGGCCGCTGACGGTAGCGAAGGCTCGTTGCTTGACGTTGCAAAGGCGAAGACTGACTCAGCTCTTCATGCACTTGCTCGCTCAATGGGTCAGGCGATTTACCGTGACGGTACTGGATACATCGGCTCTACCGACGTAACTGGTGGCGACACAATTATCGTGCTCGAAAACGCAGCAGATGTTCGAAACTTCGAAGTCGGCATGCGAGTCGTTCGCGGTACTTCAACGGCAGGCGATAGTCTTCGTGACAACGGTGCAGCCGCTGAGATCGTCAACGTTGATCGGACCAATGGTCGTTTTACGATTCATGCAAACTCAAACGTTGTATGGCCTAGCGGTCAGGCGAATGACAAGCTGTATCTCGAAGGCGATGCAACTAACAACGCGTCTCCTGGAACAAGCAACTTCAAGCGTCTTGCAGGTCTAGAAGCATGGTGCCCTCAGTCGGCTCCTGGCTCTACTGCATACTTCGGAGTTGACCGATCTCAGGACACCACTCGTTTGGGTGGCCAGAGAATCACGGGTGCCAGCTCCATCAAAGAGTCTCTCCTTGATGCAATGGTTACCATCCACCGTGAAGGCGGAATGCCGTCTCACTGCTTCCTTCCGCCAGACCTCTGGCTGAATCTAGCAAACGACATGGTGGGGTCTCCGCTTTCATCAGGAACATCGACCGCGGGTGACTCTCGTCGTCGATACGGACCCAATGATACATCGGGCGTAGTTGGCTTTAGCGCCATTGAGCTCGCTGGACCTAGCGGTGTGATTCCGGTTTATGCCGACCACAACTGCCAGCCAGGAGTTGCATGGGTTCTTCAGATGGATACTTGGGAGTTCCGAACCCTCGGAAGTGCTCCTCGTATTCTCGACTTCGACGGCCTCTCTGGTCTTCGTGAGCAGAACGCTGACGGAGTAGAGTACCGATGGGGTTGGTATGGTAACATCTTGTGCAAGGCACCTGGTTACAACGCTGTTGTTACCGGTCTTGGCTCGCTCTAAGGGAGGGTGAAATGTTAGCTACAAGTTCAAGCAAAGAGCTGGTAATCGTCGCTGGTCGTGTCAACGGCACTGGCACTGCGGCTATTCAGGCTGGTGAAGGCTTCTCGTTGGATGATGATGGTACGGGTGATTACGATATCACCTTCCATCGCGCTTATGACAAGCTGGTCTCAGTTGTTGTTAGCAGCGAGACTGCTGACTCTATCGCCCTGGTTAGCACCATCACTCACACTGATGGGACAATTGGGCCGGTTATCACTTTCTTGGGGTTTGATGCCACTGACGGCACAACTGCCAAGGACATCATCTTTGACTTCATCACTGTTTGGGAAGTTGATACCTGATAGGGGGTCGTTATGGCTGACAAAGGTGCAGATCTAGCCCTGCTTCTCGGGGGTCCAGAAATGGAATCCCTCGATGAGGGTGGCGATGATTATGATGCAGCTTTCGCTGATGCTGCTGATGCAGCGTTCAGTGCCCTGAAGTCAGGAGATAAGGGGGCGTTCTCAGAGCATCTGAAGGACGCCATCCATATCTGCCTGGAGCATAACCCAGGACCTGTAGAGGAAGAAGAGTACTGATGTCTACCTTGTCAGAGCTAAGGACGAGAGCCCGCAGAAGGGCAGACGCTGTTGGGAATAACTTCTTCGCTGACGCTGAGATTAATGACTACATTAATATTGGCTTAGGCGAGCTGCACGATTTACTCGTGTCGAAGTATGAAGATTATTACGTCAGCAGCGTTTCGTTTAGTCTGACATCGGGAACATCGACTTATGCTTTCTCTGCAATAAGTCTTACAGACTTCTACAAGCTTCTTGGCGTTGACGCTGTTCAGGGCAACGATACCGTTAGGGTCAAGAAGTTTAATTTTGCAGACAGGAACCGCTACCAGGCCGATGTGTCTATCTATAGTAGTAAGGGTTATGCGGACTATGAGTACGCAATCAGAGGTGAATCCATCGAGTTCATCCCTAAGCCCACTTCTACAGACAGCATTAAGGTCTGGTATGTTCCTTCCTGCACAAAGCTGACCTCAGATAGCGCAACTGTATCAAACAGTATTGAACTCAACTGGGAAGAATACGCTGTCCTGGTTGCAGCAATTAAAATGAGACAGAAGGAAGAGACATCCACTGGAGCACTAGAGCGCGACCTCGAAAGAATCACAGCACGCATCGAAGAAGCGGCCCGAAACAGAGACGCAGCAGAACCCTTTGGGATTACGGATGAAACGTCAGGCGTAATGCCTTACTATCGCTGGGGACTCTGATGACTCTCCGAAGATTTGAGCGAATTCAAGTGCCTGACCCTGACCTGAACCGGGTCCAGTCAAGACTCCAAGACACGCTTATGCCCGTTATGGATTCCTCAATCATTGACGGTCTTCTTATTACTGACCAGGCACTGGCCTCTGGGACAACATCAATTATCTCTCATGGCCTTGGTCGAAAAATTAAAGGCTGGATTGTTGTTGGCAAAAACGCGGCTCAGCACGTCTATGACGTTCAGTCCTCAAATGACAATCCGGATAAATTCCTTTACCTCACTGCTGGCGGCACAGTTACCGTAGATCTGTGGGTGTTCTAATGGCTCTCGATAAGAAACTAGTTAGCATTCCTTTTTCATCCGGTGCAGACACTAAGACCTCCGATATTGTCATGCAGCCAGGGCAGCTCGAAGTCCTTGAGAATGCTGTCTTTGAAAAGACCGGCAGGATTGAAAAACGAAAGGGGTGCTCTGGGTCTACCCTGGGTGGATCAACTGACGCTGTTGGATCAGCCACAATGAAGGGCAATTATTATTTGTTCCAAAAAAGTGGGTATAACTACACGTTCCCAAAAACTGGAACGTCTGGTTCAGGCATGCAGCAAGGAAAAAGGACCCACTTTAAAACAGAGCTCTTTTCAGTGACAAACGGAGATGGCCACCATCAGGAGTCTCCCTCAATAGCCGTGTCTCAAGATGGAACAATAATAGGGGTCGCATGGACACAGGCTTACTGGAACTCATCTACCGGAAACATAAACTACGAATACCGCATAAGCTTTCTTGACGCAGATACAATGACTCCTCTCAGTAGTGATATACCGCTTATCGGTGATGCGAGGGCTGATAAGGTAAATCGCGGAAAGATTAAAATTGTAGCACAAAGCAACACTGTGAATGCAACCGCAAATCATTTTGGTGTTTACTATGAGTATGTGGATTCAGGTGGCAATTTATCTTTATTTAAAAGAAGCGTTTACAACGGGGCGATTGATCTTACAAATCTTACCTTGTTCCCAATAACTGCCATTGCAAGCTCTTCTGTTTACAGGCAAACAGCTGCCGAGGCATCTTTTGACGTTGTGGAGTATAAACAGCCAAGCGCTACGACCTCTGCTGACTGGAACAAGGTTCACATTGTCTTTACCGAGTACGATACGTCTGGCTCTCAGCACAAAGTTACCTACAAGCTAGATAACAGGGGGACTCTTTCTGGCTCAGTTAGCCACAACCAGTCCGCCGCAATGACGCAATTAACTTGCTTTAGAAGTGATGCTGGCGGAACTGATAGATTCTACTTTGGGTTTAGCGTCGGGACAACGCTACATTTAAGACACCATGACGCTGATGACTCTAGCTCTGGAACCATTGCATCCACCCATGCGCTCGGCAGCAGCTTGAGCATTGTTCAGTCTGGCGGATTTTGCAAAGCATACAATACTGACACGATTGACTATGTTGCAACTTACGGAACAACAGCCTCTACGAAATATTCTTATGTTTCAAGGATACAGATAACCCCTGGCTCGGCTACTTTAAACGTTTATGGGAACCCTCAGCGGGCGCACGTATGGGGCGTAACTGGGCCAATGACCTCCTCCGAAAGTCTCATTACTTTGATGGCCCAAGAGACCAGGAACACGGAAGATCAAGATCTGGTTCTTCATTCGGTCCTTCCGTATATGAACATTTACGCTACCCCCAGCAGCATTACTGCTGCGCTTGGGTCGTATTACAATAACTGGTTTAGGGGCTTGGTCGGCCTTTGTTTTCGTCAGGAACTTGTGAGGAATCACCTTGAGGGTATTTCTCCTAGAATCATTTCGTCCGGAGGAAAGCACTACACCGTTCTTCCAAGGGCAACAAACATTCAGACATTTGTTGACGGGTCTGGGAATGTTTCAACCGCAATAAACAGCTCTTGTCACGTTGTCAGAATAACCACGGATGACCCTGTTTACGAAACCCCAAGAGCGCAGCTTGCAAGCACCTCGTACCTTGCTGGCGGTGGGCTTGTTTCGAACCCGTTCAACTGGTGGTCCGAGGTTGGCTTTTCTCAAAAGCCGGGCCTATCAGTTGCCGAAACAGCGGCTGGGAGCTTGGATTCAAGTGGCGTGTATAAGTATAAGGGCGTGTGGGAGTGGATAGATGGCAACGGAGACCTTCACCGGTCTGAACCATCCGACCCAGAAACGCTTACCCTCACCAGCACCAATACCGGAGTAACCATTACTTGCGATGGGCTATCCGCCACGAGCAAGTCTAGTGCGGGCAGTCTCAACCTTGTTATTTACAGAACTCAAAACGGGGGAAGTATTTACAACAAGGTCGGGACAATTGAGGTTGAAAACTTCGGAACAGATATGAGTCCAACCGGCCTTATTACTCATGTAGATAAGGTATCGGATGCTAACGCTGCTACTGGCGCCTTCCTCTACACGGAAGGTGGGGAACTAGTTAACACAGCCGCACCTGCTTCAAGGTATGTAGAGTCTCATCGTAATCGCTTATTTGTCATATCTGAGGATGACCGAATCTGGTTTTCAAAAGAGGCGGAAACGGGTTTTGGGGTATCCTTTAGTGATGCCTTGGAAGTTGTTATGAATAGAAGCTATAGTGACCGTCCAACCGCCCTGTGTAGTGCTGGCGATGAGCTTTATATTTTTAAAGAAAAATCCATATGGACTCTTTCTGGGGAAGGTCCAAGCAAGACAGGGGTTGGTGAATTCTATAATCCCCGGAAAATAAGCTCCATAGTCGGGGCTCTTATGGGCAGCCCTACGCTTCACACTGATTCTGGAATTTACTTTCAATCCCCTAGAGGCATTTTCAGAATAGGTCAGCAAGGCATTGAGTACATAGGGGCGCCTGTTGAAGATCTGCTTGGCTCTCAACGCGTTGTAGGAATTAGGCATCACCAAAAAACAGAGACTCTTCGGTTCGCTCTACCTGATAAGGTTCTTTCTTATAGCTACAGATATAACTCATGGTCTAATCACAAGTATGAGCTTGCTGAAGATCAGGACATCGTTGGCATCGAAAACGTTGATGATGTCATCTATATCGCAACAGACAATGATTACGTCTTAATTGAAGACTCAAGCTATAAGGTTAGTAATAACGGCTCAACGTCTTACATTCCCCTTAAAATGAAAACTGGCTGGATATCATTCAACCAAATTCAGGGCTTTGGCAGAGCTTATCGATTTGCCATTCTAGGCGAAAGCCGAGACAAGCATGTGCTCACTGTTAAGGTTTATTATGACTATGATGACAGTGCCTCGGTGGACACCTACACATTTACGACCAGCTCTGCGACTGATGCCGTCCTCCAGTTTAGGGCCCATCTTTCTAAACAGAAGTGTCAGGCTGTGAAGTTCGAGATTTACGATGCAGACAATAGCGCCTCTGTGGGTGACGGGTTTGCGATTGACCAGATTACGATTGAGGTTGGAACGAAGAAGGGCATCTTCCGAACAACCGAAGCGAACACGATAGGAGCAAGCTAATGGCGCTTATATCAGCAAGCCAATCCCAGTATGCGGGCATGGACGATGAAGAGGCTAGAAAGAGGCAGAAGGGCGATCTTCTTGGTCGGATGAAAGGCAGCATTCCTGACGCATCGGGAGCCGATGCTGCGCCCCCACAAGAGAGCAGGCCTAATGCGGATATGTCGGAGTCAAATCCACCGCAAACACCTCCTCCGCAATCAACCGTTTATAGCGGCGGAATTGCCCCAACTCCTACGGGTGATCCTGACTGGAACCCTAGATGGGAAAATGAGTTCTCGAACACAGGTGGAGACAACACAGGTGGAGACACGCCGCTCACCCCTCCTGGGTCGAAGCCAATTGACTATCAACCGCCTAGCCCATCCGGACCAATGCTGGATACGGGAACCAAACCTATCGATTATGAGCCGACTCCGACGGGTGACTATTCGCCCTACCCGCAGGGGAAGCAGGAGATGCCAGGTAACTTGCCAGTAAATCCGTATGCAGGGGCTAACGAGTGGAGGCAACGTCCCCAGACATTTGAGCAAGAATGGATGGATCCCTACATCTTCGATGCAATGGCAAGGGACTACCAGAACCTTGGTGCAGAGACAGCTACGGGCAGGGATATAGATATTGGGCAGGCAGAAAGAGCTCGCGATGCACAGGACACAGGGCTCCAATCCATGCTAGATCTTGCGGCTGGTGGAGAATCGCCAGCAATGCGTGCTCAAAGAGAAAGAGGCATGCAGCAAGCAATGGCGGCAGCAGCATCTTCAAGAGGAGCGCCTGCGGCAGCAGTTCAAAGAGCCATGACTCAGCAGATGGCGGAGGTAGATCGTGGGGTATCTGAAGCAATAGCTGGTCAGCAAACTGCGGCAGCTGCACAGGTAAACCAGATGGCTGCTCAGATGCGAGATCAAGACATGAGTCTTGAGCAAATGCAGACCCAATTCTCTAACCAACTAGGCCTATCAAATGCTCAAATGCAGAATGAGATGGCTACGGTAGAGGCTCAGGTTAATGCCCAGCTAGAAGCTCAACGCGATCAAATGATCACGGAACTGATTGGGCAAGGCGTATCTAGAAACGTTGCCCTCATGCAGGTTGATGCCCAGATGGCTCAGCTCCATGACGAGCTAACGTACAAGACATGGGCCGGAAGACTTGGCTCTCAAACACAGATGATGTCTTCAGCAATGGCTGAAGGTGGACTCCTAACCTCATCGCCAGAAGCAGTCGCCGAAAACGCAGCGCTTATTAATATGATGTCAGGGGCTCCTGCTGCGGCAGGGTTTGAGTCGCCATGGCAAAGACTCGTTACTGGGGATGAGGATGCAGTCTCAAACCAGCTAATGAGTCAGATTGTCGGAGGGCAGCAAGGGGGTCCTGGTGGCGGTCAATGGACATGGAATACAGAGTCAGGCGAATGGGAGCTTAGTGACCGTGCAGTAGAGTCGGGTCAAGCAGGCGGCATGACTGATGCTCTCGGGAGACAAGTCTTCCCACGATACTGGACAGATGAGGCAGGAAGAAGGCACCTGACTTTTGATACGCACAGCGAACTGCCTGGGCATCCAGACTCAGGTGGCGGAATTCTCACCGGAACCGGAGAAGGTGGTGAAGGTGGTGAGGCCGCAGGAACCTACGATGATTATGACTGGTGGAATCCTGGAGACTGGTTTGGACAACATGACGAAGATAGTTTCTGGAGTGGGATAGAGACCAAGCAGAATGTCCAGAATATCGGTGCACCTTCATCGGCGATGAATAGACCGGATGAATACTTCCGCCTAAGAGAGCCTCAGATGAGAATGGGCCAGCCAATGCCCTTGGAGTTCAACACGGCACCATCTGTGACAGACCCTCTAAAGCAAGGAAGTCGGACAAGGCCAGTTCCAGGGGCTCCTTCAAACTTTGGAAGAGACGTTGTTTCATCCTACGGGGACATCAGTGACGCCAGGGCTTATGGGAGCCTTGGACGACTTGGAACAGCCGCCATGTTTGGGAACAGGGAAGAGCGAGGCGAAGCTGTACAGGGGATTATTGGGACAGGGGTAAACAAGGCGATTGAAGCTGGTTTGTCTAAGCTTGCAGAAGGTGCCTCTGCCATAGGGGCTACGGAAGAAGAACTCTCGGCGCTTACTGCTGATGAGATTGGCTCACACATCGAAACAGCGGTGTCCGAGTCAGGCCAAAAGGCAGCCCTTACTGCCGCCGAAAGCAAGGTTCTTGAGCAAGGCGTAAACGAAGGCCTCTCGGAGGCAACCAAGTCCAACCCCTGGGCAGCTGCGGCAGCGGGTGGTCTTCAGCTAGCAAGAGACCCCAGCCTTAAAGGTGCAATTGACACAGGTGCAACGGCACTAGGGTCGGCTATTGGTGGTCCGATTGGTGGAGCAATCGCGTCTGCGGCATCAAATGTAGCAACGTCTGCAATGGGGATGGGTAAGCCCAAGCCTCCTCCGATTGACCCCAGGTCAATTCAGCCAGGGGCTATGGAGATCCAGGACCCAGGAGCAGTATACTCAGGACTCGAAACAAAGCAGTTCGTGGAAGGATTAGACCCGTACTCCGAACCAATATCTCTCAGCAAACCGGGACTTCTGCGAAGTGATGAAATGTCGAAGTCTGGGATAGGGGCCTCCGGGGATGAGCTCTCTGAGTTCAACCGGACACTCAATCCTGTGAAGTATGACTACCGACCCGAGTTTGGTGGTGAGACAGGCCAGTATGGGATCATTGCCCAGGACGCTCAAAGGCATCCGGCTGGTCAGTCATTTGTGAAGCAAGCGGCAGATGGGACTCACGTTATAGATACAGGCAAAGCCACCATGGTAAACATGGCATCTACTGCTAATCAACAAAGACTCATTGACGAACAGGCCCTGACCATCAAAGAACTGATGGACCGAGTCTTGCGGATGGAGGCTGGCTGAAATGGCTGATAATGAAGACCTCTCACTGACATCATCGATGCTTCCTGACCAGGACTTTGTGGACTGGATGACAGGTAAGAGCCCAGGTGTTTCTTCTCCATCGCTACTCAGGGAGGCGCACGAGAAGGCAACAGGGGGTAAGCCCACTATGGCCCTCCCTGCAACGTCCAAGGCCCAGTCTGATAAGATGTCTCGCATATGGGCAATGGACCCAGACTCCCGAGAGGCTTACTTCAAAAAGGCCCCTGGTGATCGAAAGCTGTTTGAGGCTGACACAAGCTTAATGCTTTCTCAGACCTTTCCGGGTGAGATGAGCTACGAGAAACCTGGTCATGACTTTAGTCTGGATATGTCAAGGGAGCCGGATACCCCGGGCAGCCCGGTCTACTATGACCCCGAAGAAGCGGACAAGCGATATACTGATGCCGAGGAAGCCGCCGAGCTGGGGTCATCATCGGTATCTGCATTCTTTGATGCAACCGGTTCTGACATGATGCTCGGCGATATCCCATTAGTACACGAGAGCTATGGTCCGCCAGGTGAGAGCTGGCAGTCAAGGGGGGTGTTGCCAGAAGAAGACCCATCAGGACCTATGTCCATAATGCCCACTGAGCAGATTCAGTCGCTAATGCAGCAGACCGGTCTAAGTGAAGAGGTTGCAAGAGATGCCTTAGCTCAGATTAATGGCGAAGAAAAAGAGCCTGGGTCAGTGCAAGCAGAGTCTACGGAATACCCTAGCGCGGGCTATATGGACTTCGCGAATATGGGCGACGATCAGTGGAACGCGCTGATGAATGCCTTTGAGCTCAACAAGCCATTTGAGGATTACAAGATTCTGTCGGGGCAGGCTTTTCAGGGTGTTCAAAACCTTGCTACTCGCGAAGGTGAATTCAATACGATTAAGGAGCAGTACAAGGGTGTTGCAAGGACTCTCTTTGGAAACAAGGAGGCACCCCAGGAGATAGACGGCAAGAAGAACCCTGAATACATGGGGGTCATGGGCCAGCTTGAGGCGGCTAAGCATGAAAAGAATCTGCTAGATTCTGACCTAGCTCTCCATGAAGTAGAGAAGGCCAGATCTGAAAAAGTAATCTCTAACGTTATCGCCGCTGAGACAAGGAACCTCTGGAAAGATTACGCTGGACCGGGCGGAAAGCTTGAGAGGGGCGAGGCTTTTCTGGATTCCGCACTGGAAGAGATTCAGTCAACAGGTCAGAGCTTCTGGCAGCAATTCGACCCATTCCCTGACGGATGGGAGGGTGAGGCTGACTGGGGAAATATTGGGAGAGTTGGCCTAGCCCTGACATCTCTTGCAACCCTTATTGGGGGAACAGCTCTCAACGTTATTTCTCAAGGAAAGATCCCTAACTTCGGATTGCCGTTGTTCCAGCTCGCGCTCGATAAAGCATCCGAAGGGATGATGACCGGGTACAGGCAGGCTGATGCTGCAAACACTATCATCGGGAGGATGGAGAGTATCCTTGGCAGCAGAAGAGCGGCCATCGGTCAGATGGAGTTAAAGGCCTACGAAAAGGCTGCAAAGCATTTTGAACAGCTGGCAGCAGAGCACAGGGGCAAAGACGAGGTAAAGGCAAACGCTTACCAGATTGCACATCTTGAACTGCAACAGAAGCACCTTGAGAAGAAAGAGCAGTCTAAGCGAGAGCTTATGAATATCGTCATGACCGAGGCAGAGCTTAATGCCAAGACAGGTGATGCAGCTCAGTCCTACTACAACCAGAAGACACATGCTGACATAGCTAAGATGCAATCTATCCTCGCCTATAGGCAAGCGGCTGAGAACTCGAAGGAGGTCGCACCAAAGCCAGAGTTTAGCGAGGATGTTGTTGAGGCTCGAACTAAGGTGCTCGATGCTACCAACAAGTTCAAGTCAACACTCAGGCAGTTGATAGATATAACCCAAGACAATCCAGGAACCCTTGAGCAGTTCCTTACCATGGCGGTCAGCGACCTGACTGACAAGTTTGATATGGAAAGCGATGAATATCAAATCTGGAAAAGCTTGCACATGCAGTCTCAAATCATTGGTCAGTATATGGCCAGAGGATTTGACACTGGTAACCTGAGTGAGTGGGAGCAGAAGTTCTGGCGAGAAATTGTTAACCCAACAAACCCAGGAACATTCAGCGTAAAGAACCTCATTGGCCACATGTACATCTTCGAGCAAGACAGAAGAGGCCAAGTACACCGAATGTGGTCCTACATGAACAGCGCAGACAAGGCGCGCTTCGCGGAAGGAATCAAGAGCACCTGGGGAGGTGACTTCCTTGGCGAGCATGAGAAGTGGAGGCAGAGCGTTAAAATGCTTTCTCATGGGGCAGAAGGGGTCGCGGGCTCCGGGGTGCCATACACCGGGGCAAAGCCAGCACTTCATGGGACAGAAGCTTGGGATATTCTCGGCTTTGATACCAATCTTTTTGATGGGGAAAC